GATCACAGTCTTGTACAGTTAGCAAAAGTACATGCTCTTATTAGAGAGCTTGCATATTGCACTGGTAATGACTTTGAAGATGTAAAACTAGAAGTAAAAAGAAAAGCTGGTCTTACCATCAAATCAAAAGATAGTGAAGGTAAGTCATTAGAAATAGTAAAGAGTTTTGCAGAGTGTAGCAAAGATCAATTATCTATGGCTATACAAGCATGTATAGAATTAGGTAATGAGTTTGGTTGTATCCTTAGTTAGGATTTTCTTCATTTAAGAATTCTGCAGGATCTACCATCTTAGTAAGATTGTTTGCTTTAGCATACTCTTCAGTAGCTTTTATTAGATGAAACATTGTTTCATAGTTATACATCCATTCTTCTTGTGCAGTTTTCTCCTGCACTTGTTTGAATGCATCTTCTAATTCTTCTGCTGTTTTACCTTCAATAATAGATTTGAATACTAGTACCAATCTTTGGTAAAAGTCAGGTCTGAATTTTAATTGAAGTATTGCATCTTTATCAATTACTTCAATCTGAGTAGGTTGTTGTGTATTCTCTTCCATTAGAAATTTACTTCTCTAGTTTCTGTTAAATTTTGTTCTTCAGCACATGCATCTATTTTATTACATAGTTTTTCAATTGCAGCCCATGAGTTATCATCAAGGCTAATTTGACTATCTAAATGTTTTAATAAAATGCTGTGTAGTTTAGCAATATCATCAGAAGTTATTGGAACTTGGATGACTGCATCCTTTCTAAGGGATGTTACATAAGTCTTTGACATAATAATGTTGGTTTTATATGAACGAAATTAAAGAAAAACCTGATGCTAAACAAATCAGGGACAAACTTATTGGAAAATTAGTGGACAGTGGATGGGCCTCATTCTTAAGAGTACATCTTAGAAGTGATGACTTTCAATCTATTGTTGATTTTCTAGTAAATGAGAATCAAGAAGGAAGAAGATTTACTCCTCCACTTAAACAATTATTTAGGGCATTTGAAGAATGTCCAGTAGACAAAGTAAAGGTTATATTGATTGGACAAGATCCATATCCACAACCTTTAGTAGCTGATGGCGTAGCATTTAGTTGTAGTAATACAAATAAACCAGAAGCTAGTTTGAGATATATATTAGATGCTATAGAGGATACAGTTCCATTTGAAGACAGAGATGTATTGAGTCCTGAAACTAAATTTGATTTAGCAAGATGGTCTAAGCAAGGAGTATTAATGCTTAATAGTGCATTAACCACTGAAGTTAGTAAGACTGGTAAGCATGTAGAACAGTGGAAACCATTTATGGAATATCTACTTGATATGCTCAACTTTCAACAATCAGGATTAGTGTGGGGCCTTATGGGTAAGCAAGCACAGTCTTATGAATCATTGATTGGTGATCATCATCATGTGTTAAAATCCACTCATCCTGCATATGCTGCATATATGAAGCAGAGCAAATGGGATTGCAATAATATATTTAATAAAATTAATCAGCAATTAGCTGATAATAAGAAGGAAAAAATACGTTGGTAAGAGCCAACTGTATTATTAAAATTATTAAATTAGCAATTCATGTCATCAATCAAACCACCAAAAACACCAGCTGAATTAGGCTTACTTTCTTATGCAGAAGTACTAGATAAAACTTATAATTATATAGTACAACGTAGAGATGGTGATATCAAAAGTTTAAAAACACCATGGACAAAATTTAACTCTCAGTTAATGGGAGGAATAGAATGGAATACACTTACTGTAATAGGTGGTAGATCTGCATCAGGTAAATCACTAATGGCTAATATGATTACTAGTGGTGCATTTGATTGCAATCCTGATCAAGACTTTGCTGTATTAGACTTTCAGTTTGAGATGTTAGCAAGAAGCACAGGTATTAGAAATATCAGTGCTAAAACAGGTATTCCACATAGAAACTTTGCATCTGTCAATGAACCTATTTCAGATGATGATCTAGATGCTGCAAGAAAATACATTGAAGAACATAAGCACAGAGAAATTTATGTAGCAGAAAGACCACAGACTGTGGACAAGATGTATGAAACCATTGAGAACTTCTGCAGACACATGAACAAGCATGTACTTGTAACTGTAGATCATAGTTTACTTATTAAGAAAGATAGTAGTGAGTCTTCACAACTTGCTATGCTATTTAACTTAGGTAATATGTTAGCAGAAGCAAGAAGAAAGTTACCAATTAGTGTAATTCTACTGAGTCAGTTAAATAGAGATATTGATAGTCAAGGTAGAATGGAAGAAGGCAGTATAGGTAACTATGTAAAAGATTCTGACATCTATGGTTCAGATGCATTATTGCAGTTTAGTGATGTGTTAATAGGTATTAATAGACCTATGAAGAATGATATCAGATACTATGGTCCTAGAGGATACTTAATGACTGATAATACAATAGCAGCACATTTCTTAAAAGTTAGAAATGGTAAAACTGGCTTATTGTTTTTTGAAGCTGACTTTGAAAGAGCTACTATGAAAGAGATGGAGAGAATCCCTCACACCATGAAGGAAGCTAAGGAAGCAGCAAAGATGAAAAAATAATTATTTACATATGTTTGAATCAAAACCAACAGAGAAAAAGCCTTGGCTAATTACTCAGGAGCATGTATCTCCTATTGCAATTAACAAGCTAAGCAAGTTAGGTATTAAAGTATCTGACAAAAAGAAAAATCCAATTATTCCTAAGAACTGGCAGGAGTACAAATTCAATCACATCTTATTGAAGTCTTATGAATTCAGTGGTGATTGTTATTTTGTATTAGTAAACAGTGGATGGGATCAATTAGTAGACAACACAGGTAAGTTTATCTGTTATGCTGAGTCAGCAAAAGAAGAAAATATTAGAATCTTCCAAGTGAAGAATACGCCTAATTTTGCAGATGTTTATACGTACACAGATTTTAATGGTACTACAACAAATGGTTCTTATCAAGTTCCTATTACAGACTTGGTAGAGATTACTGGTGGTCCTGTTACAGAGAAGATTAGTACTTTGTTTGACATGGTATCTGAAACTGAAGAAGATAATCGTGATGAGAATATCAATGGTATGACCATCAGAGATTTCTATGCTATCATTCAGAGTGTACCTGTTAGCAACAAAGAATGGGTTAATGAAATGATTAAGAAAACTAATATAAAAAGATCCTAATGGAAAAAGAAGTAAAGAAGATTGAGTTACCAATGGCTCCAGTAAAAGCTATTACTAAATCACCTAAAGATTTAATTATCTTTAGTAAGCCTAAGGTTGGTAAAACTAGTTTGCTTGCTCAACTTCCTAACTGTCTCATCTTAGATTTTGAAGATGGTTCAGATTATGTAGAAGCAATGAAGCTTAAAGTAGGTAGTGTTGCTGAACTAAAAGCTATTGGTACAGCAATCAAAGAAGCAGGTAATCCTTATCAGTACATTGCAATTGATACAATCACTGCAATGGAAGAAATGTGTATTGGATATGCAGAGGAATTATATGCAAAATCATCTATGGGTCAGAACTGGTTTACACAAGGTAAGCCAAAGTATGGCGTTATTACTAACATGCCTAACGGTGCAGGATATCCATGGCTTAGACAAGCATTCCAAAAGATGCTAGATTACATTAAGTCATTGGCTCCTAGAGTAATCCTATTAGGACACGTAAAAGACACTGTATTAGAGAAAGCAGGGAATGAATTTAATTCCTTAGATTTGGACCTTACAGGTAAAATCAAGAGAATTACAGCATCTAATTCTGATGCTATTGGTTACCTATACAGAAAGGGTAACAAAAACATTCTTAGCTTTAAAACTAATGATGAAGTTGCGTGTGGTGCAAGGCCAGAGCATCTACGCAATGAAGAAATTACTATCTCAGAGTTAACTGAGTCTGGCTTAGAAACACATTGGAATAAAGTATTTATAGATTAACAATTAAAAACAAATTAACATGGCATTCTCAAGTAAAGAAGCAGCTGAAAAATTATCAGCACCAAGCGTATCAAAAGTTATTCAACCTAGCAA